GATTTGCTGGATTTGCACCTGAATGAGCTGCTCGTTGATGTCTGGCTTGTCTTCCTGTGGTGGCGCTTGGAATTGTGATGGGTCTGACCAGAATTGCGATGTATCCTTGAACCCTGCAAGCTCTGTCATCGCCTTCAGCGTATTTGACAGCTTCTGCATGTCGGTCAACGGGTTTACCGCGCCCATGGTCGCCATGGCCTCTTTCTGCATCTCACCGATCTGGCGCAACATCATCATGCGCTCAGTGTCAGTTCCGCGGCCAAGTGCGACGTTAATGGATACATCCATATTCGCATTCCACGCGCGCGGGTCGATCGGCACAAACTGATTGGCTAAGCGGATCATGCGCGGCTGATCCTGATGCGTCGTAATTAAGTGCAACACGATCTTGTAAAGCTGCTTCATTCCGGTTTCTGCGAAGATACGCGCAATCATCTCAATATGCTGCTGAGCGCTCGACACAGTCGCGTTTACCGCTGCCGCGGTGGATGACTGCAACGCACCCGCATCTAAGCCCATAGACGCCTTCGAGATGCCTGTGCGGGCCTCTTTGATCTCGTCCATGTATTGCAGAACTGGGAATGCCTGTTGGCCAACGAATGGCATAGACAACGGCTGCACCTGACCGGCGCTGCGCTGGCGGATAATTGAGCCAACTTCTGTGTTCATCACGTCTTCGATGTTAACCATGCCCTCGGTTACCGCGATGCGCGGGTGAATAGACATCGCCAAGCTATCGAGCGTGTTACGCATGATGACAGACTTAATGCGCTGGATATCCATGACGGTGTCCGCAATAGACATGCCGAAGAAGTCGTGCGCCTCTGGATCGGGGCAGAACACGGCAAACGGCAACATCGCGCACGGCTCGTTCATGAGTATCTTTTTACCGTCGCCCGCGGTGCAAATTTTACGCAGCTCCGCGATCCCGTCGCCGTCGTAATCGACGCGGATGTAGTTTTCGACGTAGAGCACTTTCTTCATCGCCGGATCGTTGCGCTCGTTCATCTCGTTGCTAAGCGCCTTGTTGCGAGTGTAGCGCTCGACGTTCGTCTCCATGTCGTCGTATGACGATCCAAGCGACACGACGTCGTCGTACTCGTAGCCCATAGCCACAAGCTCAGAGACGGTCACAATGCGTCGGTGCGCGACATAGTCGGCGTCCTCAAGGGATTTGCTTTCACGGCTAATCAGGAACTCTTCTGGCGGTACGGCTTCCATCTTCACGCGGCCATCCGGATACGTGTATGTCGCGCGCACTGCATGCACCATGGGCGGAGGAATGATCTGTCCGGTCATAGGGTCAATCTGAGGCTCTCCGAACGGCTCGGATGCGACGATCTCAACGTCCACATTTGGGTCTGCCATAATCGCGCTCAAGGCGTTGTCGTCGAGGCCAGTGAGCTGGTGTGTCTCAAAGCGTGTCTGGTCATCCCAGTAGCACTTTAACACGCCGGCCTTGCGGATCAGCGCGTCCTTGAACGCGGCGTGGATGTGCAGGAAGCCGTTGTTGTCACGATTGATAATGTAGTTCGCGTATTCCGTTGCCTGCTTGGCGGCCGCAACGTCTTCCGGCCCTTGTGGGGCGTATTCAACTGTGTGGTCGGTGCCATGGAAAATGCGCATCAGAGACGGCATGATCGCCTGTACGGTGTCGCGCACGTCCATGCTGACAACTTGGCTGCGGCCGTCTTCTTCATCGCCAAACGGCTCGCCGCGGTAATACTGCGTGGCTGTCGCGCGTGTGGGGCTGATCCAGTTGTCGATAAAATCGATTGCGTCGTCGATCTCTTTGCCGACGATGCCTTGCAGCTCGTCATCGTCCATCTGGTTAGAGTTTAGCTCGGCTTCTAGTTGCGCCGCCAGTTCGTTGATTTCGTAGTCCATGTACGGCTCCTATCTGCTTAAATAACCTTCGACGTCGGCAAGTAGGCCAGAGCTAAGCTGTGGCTGCTTCCGCATCGACATAGGTGTTTTTGCCATTTTAGCGGCGTCGTTCTTCATTGCCCTGCGCCCAAGCTGCAATCCTTTGAATCCACCATAAATCAACGGGGCAGCATCCAGACCAAGCATTGCAATGTGGCCAAGCATATCGAGCTGGCGCCCTTCTTGGTATGCGTCTCTAATTTTTCTAGAGCCGCCATAGAGATCGTCGGCAACGTATGGGGCGTTTGCGACCGGCACCATCTCAGCGACTTTTGACATCGCGACAGCTTCCATAGGATCGCGCCCCTCATCGATCAGCGACTGCACCGTACCGCGGCGTGCGTTAAACATGTTGGGCTCGACGTTCATGTAATCCATGAAACTGGAAAGCTGGTCTTCAGTATACAGGTAATCGCCAAAATCGCGGTAAGTGCGTCCTTGGTCGTCGGTCTTGTATACCAACTTGCGCGCGTATGGATCGATCTGGTCGTATGCTAGGGAAATCTCCTTGCGGATGTCAGACATATTGCAATCCTTTTAAATATTTGTTAACATCCTGTGATAACTTTAGGAGGTGTAAGATGGAAGATGAACTTGAGCCAATCCGTAATGAGCTTGTCGCATTAGCATATCTTGCGTGGGGTAAAGATGAAGACATACCCGACGATATCCAAGAGGCTATTGATGACATTATGGAGCAAATCAGTGATCTCATTGACTAATTCCTGCTTATATATGCGTCTAACAGGCTTTGTGTGAACCGCGCAGCAGCTTCTGGGCCTTGTGTGCGCAGTAAATCCTCGTAAGTGCCGGCTTCGTCAACAAATTGCTGATCCACTAGCTGGCGTAAACGCGGATTACCCATGTACGACTTAATATCTTTTGGAAGCGGCTGTAATTTTCCGGCAGCCGCTTTTGGCAATGCCGTGTCACGCGCCCCAATGATAAATGGAAGCTCAGAGCTTAGCGTAAGGCTGCCGGTGCCTTCTTGTCTCGGCATGAAGGCGCCATACGAAGGGTGATCTTTACTTTTTACCATCTCAGACAGCAAGTCTGGAGAGCTCATGCGATATCCAACGCTTAGAGCCTCAGATTTCACGAGGTCTGGGTTTGTGACAGCAAATCGAGCCGCGCCAACGTCTGGAAGACCTAGCTCTTGCATTTGCGAGCTATCAAAAAACTTAATCAAGCTGGCACGCTGGCCGCCTTTCAAATTTGATAGCCAATCGGCAAACTGTTCACGATTTTTATAGCTTGGGACGTCTTTTAGCTTCGGGAAACGCGCCGCAATTGCATCATCAATCATGCCAAAGCTATTACCGCCCATTGGGCTTGCCTTAATCATTTCGCCGTAAACTTCAGACATGTGCTTAGAAAAGTCGCCAGAACGCTCGCCCATTGGCATATACGCGAGCAGCGCGTCTTCTCCTAGTAATCCAGCGTCATTCAGCGCTTTTTGCTTTGCGCGCATAGCTGTGGGCTCAGATGCCCATGAACCGCGGTTGCGTTGATCCATGTATTCAGGGCCGCCGTATGTCTGTTTGGGGTCTGGCAGGATATAATCGTTTATACGCTCAATAAGTCGATCGTTTGATGTCCGGTCGCCAGTCGCGAAATAGAGCGTTTTACCTTGGATTTGCGAAGGCGTTACAACTGTTGGCCGGTCTAAGTTGCCAAGTAAGCTACCCTCTACTTCATAATTTGAAGGCGCGTTACGGTGTTTCGTCATGGAAAATGGCGAGTAAAGCGCAGGGTCTTTTGCACGACCACCGCCAACGCGCGGCTTGTCGAAGTAATTAGCGCCAGACATGATAAATTTTAAGAGGTCTTTTGCACTTGCCATATCACCACTTCACCTTGTTTGCCCAGTAGGCCGCGGACATCTTGCCCTTGGCTATGTTCTTCGCATGGCGCGCCTTAAACGACTTGCTGCGCGCCGTAGTTTTCTTATCACCGCTGACACCCTGCTGGCCAAAGCGGATCGTCTTAACTTTGTCGCCTTCTTTCGCAACCACGACGTGCGATTTCGTCGGGTGCTTGGGGGTGCGCTTTGGCTTGTTGTAGCCAGATACGCCGACACGAGATAGCCGAGCATCTTTCTTCTCCGCCATCAGAACATCTCCGTCACGGTGATTTCGACGCTGCCATGTCCGTGCGCGTCTATCGCGGCGAGCTTCCACCCGCCCTTCACTTTAAAGTATTCAACGTTGCCCTCTGAGATCGACGGGCTGTCGCTCTCCGCAGCCGTCGGATTAGCGCCGATCGCAAAGTGGCAGTGATCGCCAGTAACGGACACGCGGATAATGCGCGTATCATCGCCAAACGCAGGCGTCTGCGTTGACACCGTGGGATTGTCTAATACGTGCGTCGTGCCCAAGCCGAATATCGGAAAGTGCCAGCCGTTACTACCTGTCGCGCCTGCCGCCATTAGATCGCCTTTCTGAGCTTACCTAAGCAGACGCCTGCCTTCTTACACGCTGCCGGTGTTGGGCACTTTTTATAAGGGCATCCTGTTGTCGTTGTTGCTGGCATTACTTTTTCCTTTTCTTCGCTTTTTTAGGCTTTTTCGCAGTCTTCGCGGCAGCTTTAAACGCTTTCGCGCTCGGCGCGCCCTTACTTCCAGCCTTGCGCATCTTTTCGCCGCTGCCCGCCGCAATGCGCTTACGTTTAGCGTGTATGTTCGCATACAGACCCTTCTTCGGCATCGTGAGCTCCTTTAACACTTTATCCACATAATACAGCATTTTCGCTACTACGGAACCCCGCGCGTGGGAGGCCGCGCGGGGGAGCCGGTAGCTCTTGCGGTGTGGAAGGAAGAACCGCATGCGCATTTTTACCATTTTGCGTGATTTTTCGCAATTAATGCTTGAAATATGTTTTTCGTTAACTTAGTGTTAACAATATAAGCTAGAAAAGCGCTGGGAGGCGCATTCAAAATGACTTTCTTCTACGCGCTCATCATCGAATACGCTTTGCAGGGGCACACCCTGCAAGCACGCATGTACCTCGAAAGCTCAAAGGCGTGTTACGACGCTCTGCGAGCCGCGGAGGCGCTGTCAGACACAATGCCGGCTGATCTCTATTGCGAGAACACCGGCAAGCTGTCTGGCTCAATCCGGCCGATGTTACGGCCAAGTAACCCAAGTACAGGAGAATAAAACATGGGTATTACATCTGAAGTAAAAAAAGCACCACGCTCAAAAGAAATTGAGCAACGCGTCATAACTGTCACTCCAGCGCACGCTGAAAAGTGGCTAGAGATGAACACTGGCAATCGACGCATACGCCCGTCGCATGTGCGCCACCTCGCTAGGCAAATGGAGATGGGTCGCTGGATGCTTAGCCCAGAGCCTATCGTGTTCAGCCCGCAACGCCTACTCGACGGCCAGCACCGACTATCCGCCGTGCTTATGAGCGGATGCACGATCGAGGCATCTGTCGCGCTCGTCCAAAACGAAGACGTGTTCCGCGTGCTCGATCAGGGCGTTAATCGCAACAACAGCGATCTAACGGGTATACCATCAACCGTCTTGCAGCCGCTTCAGTGGTTAATGAAGCAAAGCCTTAGTGAACTACGTAAAGGAAAAATCGTCATCGATGATATAATGCGTGTCAAAGACGAAAATATTTTTACACTGTCAAATCGCATCAATGATGTCATCAAGCCAAAGGATCGACGCTTTAAGTCCGCGCCGTTCCGCGCGTCATACATCATGGCTGTTGATCTAAAAATGTGCGACCTCGAAACCGCGGATCGCATCTACACTGACCTGTCACACATGAATATGACGGACTGGTCACGCATGATGCAGAATATCTTCCACCGCTTTGAGTCAACTACAGTCAAGGGCACCCTAAACAGCTTAAAAAGCGAAACTTTTATGGCAGGGATGTACCTCTTCTCAGAGGCAAACAGTAAGAAAACAAAAATCATTCTCACTGAAAAATTCATCTCAGAGACGGAAAAGCGGGTTCGCAATCGCATAAATCTACTTTACCGTAAAACCGAAAGCTAAAAAACACCATGGGCGCCTCATAAGCGCCCACCGTAAGCCATGAGTGCGGGGGCGGGTTTTACCTCATTATTTTACCGCCAAACCATGGCAGCGTGAGCTGGTGCGACATTCACCGGTGATCACGCACTAGAGGGGCGCTTGGTTCACGCCCCTCTTTTTACCAACGCAACGGGAGGACGATATGACCATTA